ACCGGGGAGGGGGTTTCGTTAATCTCCCCGTCCGGTGTTGGTAGCGCCGGGCGGGGAATATTATTTTGTTATAGCGCTGCCGGATCGAACTCCATATAGGCAATCGGCGGATCACTGTCAAAGGTGAGCCACTCGCCGATCTCGACCTCCACCACGGAGGTGGTATTGGAGAGGACAAATGCTGCTTGTACGTCAATGGTAGTTCCGGGGCGAACCTCCGTCATGAACGAATCAGAATCATAAACGGAGTCGTCCATGATGATGGCGGTTTCCAGCCCAACTCCGTCCTGGAATGCAGAACAGGAGACAGCAACCATTGCGCTGGTGGTGTCTTCGCTGTTGTTGGTCCAGGAATATGTGATCGCAATAGCGGGGTTACCTTCATAGTCCTCGGTTAAAACAGCGAATTTAATTTCTACTTCATAGTCTCCGAGCGTTGCAATGTTGCTTGACACCTCGGGTTCCGGAGTATCCTGCACTTCCTGCGTCTCTTGCGGCTCAGTTTGTGTCGGAGCTGAACTGTTTTGCGGCTCTACACTTTCCCCTGGATCGGATACCGCGCATCCAGAAACCATGGCCAGCATGGAAAGCACGAGGATTAATGCTATCTTTTTCATTTTCTTTTCCTTCTTTCTTCGCTCTATTTTTACCGCCCCGGCGGGTAGGTCACTTATCTTGGAATGGGATACCGCCGGCTGGTGATGGCCCGGCCTTGGCAGACCAGCGACCGGCCAACATCGGGGCAGGGGATTTTTATTTTTCTGGAGTTTTAGCATGAGCAGATTCATTTTGGGCGATTATTTTTTTAAGCTTTGCGAAACCGACAAAGGAAAGAACCATTTCAATCATCACAAAGAAGAAATATAACGGGAATAAAATCATAGCAACAGCGTACAAAACCGCACCAGTCAGAGCAAAACCCCTGTGGTTCATAGTCCATCCTAAGATATTGAAAATGACAGCAAGCCCAGCACAGATAAGATGCGGGAATACAAGCGCTGTTGCAATGCCTGCTCCGATCGCTTCAGCTCCATCCACGCCGGAATTAGTGCCAGTCCAATAAGAAATGCTGTACAATATGTAAGCAATTCCTATCACTGCGGAAATGAGCAACAATACGCTACGCTTTTTCTTTACCTTCATTTTCCTCTTCCTCCTTATTTTATCCGCACCCTGCGGCAAAGATGCTACATGATACCACACTAAAAGTCCAATAAACGTCTCTTTTGTTGTTGCCCTATAAATTCTACAGGCTTAACAAAATAGATAGAATTTATTTGGGAGGTGTGGCTATTGCTTTAATGGAACTAATGTTCTAAAATATAAACCATAGTAAAAGTTCACAAATAGTTCACCATTCACTT